ATTGATTCAGGTGTACGAGGGCGAGCGTCAATTCACACGCGATTGCAACCGTCTCGGTGACTTCAAGCTCGAGGGGATTCCACCGCTTCCCCGCGGTGTTCCTCAGATTGAAGTATCATTCGACGTAGATGCGAACGGTATTCTCAATGTTTCGGCGGCGGAGAAATCGACGGGCAAATCGAACAAGATTACGATTACGAATGACAAGGGTCGTTTGAGTAAGGAGGATATCGAGCGCCTGGTTCAAGAGGCAGAGAAGCACGCTGCAGAGGACAAGGTACGCATGGAACGAGTGGACGCCAAGAACCAACTAGAGGCATACTTGTACAATACGCGTAACACCATGCGTGAGGACAAAGTCAAAGAAACGCTGGGCGCCGATACCATTAAGGAAGTGGAATCATGGGTTCAGGAGGGCATTGATTGGTTGGAGGCGAATCAGGATGCGGAGAAGGCCCAGTACGACGAGAAGCAGAAGTTGTACGAGGAGAAGATTCGACCGGTCATGACCAAGATGTACGAGAATGCAGGGTCACCTGGTGCGGGTGTCAACATGGGGCCTGGTGTCAACATGGGGCCTGGTGTAAAAGTTGGTCCGCAAGTTGAAGAGGTTGATTAATCAGGGGAAGATTCAATCAAAAACGTGGCGTTAAACCGTCATATTTTTGATTCAGCGGTCTAAAATCCGCGCACAATGAAAACATTATGAAGAAGACCAAAGAGGAACAGGAAGCGGAATACAACCGACTCTATCAACTCCTTTCGAGTCTCTCTTCGAAACCAAATCAAGAGGTTTCATTACAATCCATTTTGGAAGGAAATGCGGATACGCCACAGAATGAAATCATCATTCCGCCCGTCGAGCCACCAAAACGAATCAAACGACCGACTTTTAAGAAAGAGGCGCCTGCATGGAAGGATGGGTCGGTTCTCTCCTTCTTGTTCAAGGGCTCCCCCACTGTCCATCCAACCCATTTTGAAAAACGAACAGGTCCTAAGGGTTTGAAAGCTCTTAAGGCATCAAAAGCCAAGAAGGAACCGAAAAGTGGAATCCCTGTACAAGAAGAACCTCCAAAAACTGCGTTGCAAGAAGACGATAAGAAGAAAATGGTCCAGGAGGCGAGGGCGGAATCGCCAAGCGCCCCCCCTTTTGGAAATCGATTGCCGGAGAAGACACATTCTGAGGGCTTATTTCAAACGCGGGAGCCACAGCCCCAAATAGATGACACTTGTGGTGTACCGTGTAATACATTACAAATTGATATGAAGGCGACGTATAGTGATGTACATACATCAGACTCCAACTCGATACGAAGTACATCACATACAGCTCTCCTTATCGCAGAGCCCTCTAAGGGGCGCTATATGCATACAAGGAAGAATCCGAAAGCGAACGGGTCGGGTGCGAAGCGTGGTCGCCCTCCGCGACCCATTCAAGTCTTGACCATCGACATCCCTCCACCGACATGCAATGCATGTGTACAAACTTTTTCATCTGAAGCGGCGTATCATGCACATCGTGAATCGTCTGTGTTATGCCAAAAATGGCTGAACCTCGAATCGGTGGAACGTCCCGCCATTCCTATCCATTTATTTGTGGAGGATATCTTGATGAAAACGATTACAGGGGATAAACCGTATCAATGTCGATTCTGTAAGGAACAATTTGAAAGCTCTGCGCAGCACCAGATGCATTTTTATCAATCTCGTATTTGTAATCGATTTGCACATCATGAGTTTTCCAAACGTGTAATTTAAAATGGTGTAGAAATCATCTTATGAATAGGGTGGAGATGTCCTGGGAGGAACATCGGCCACATCTTCATGAAAAATGGAAATGGGTATGGTGGAAAACGCATCCGCCCGATGTGGCGGAATATTCCTGGTCTTATCTTTTCAGTGGTGGAAAAGAGATTCGTGCGAGACTCTTTTGTGAATTATGGCGTTATCTTTCTCCGGATTTGGAGGTGCAGGCAGAGCTCGCCTTTGCCATTGAGGCGATTCATGCTACCAGTCTTGTTATCGATGATTCGCCCTATATGGACAATGCCGAAACACGTAGGGGTAAAACAACATTGCTACGCCTTATTGGTGCATTATTAAAACCGAATGCTGGCAAGATTGAGGTTGATGGTCATAATATTCATCAGTTGTCGCACAAAGAGCTCTACAAAGCTCGTCGAAAAATGGGCCTCTTGTTTCAAAAC